CCGGCTAGAGTTTTAGGAGTATCATGGTCACAACCAACTAATGTCGGCGCAGGAACTATAACGGTTAATGATGATACGACAGCGGTATGGGTTATTGATGTTCCACCTTCTAATACTACGGATCATAAAGCTCCTGTCCATGGAAGCATAATGTTACCAGGAACAGGAATTAAGGTCGACACAAGTTTAAAAGTAACGAACGCAGTAACAACGCATGTAACCGTTTATTACGGTTAGGAGGCTAGATGGCAAATACCACTTCTGGCACAGTTACGTTTGATAAAACGTACGCAATTGATGATATCATAACTGATGCCTATGAACGAATTGGCTTAGTAGGTAGTTCAGGAAATCAAATAAAATCTGCACGTAGATCATTAAATATTCTATTTCAAGAATGGGGTAATAGAGGTATTCACTACTGGGAAGTAGGAGATACTAACGTTGATCTTGTTCAAGGCCAAGCGGAATATATTTTTTATAGAGCAACGGGTGATGGAACTTCTGCAACGACAGTTGGCGGAACAACAGATACTGCCACATATGGATTATCTGATATTACTCAGTGTGCTTATAGAACAAATAAAGGTACAACTTCAGAAGCAGATACAGCAATGTCTAAGATTGATAGATCTGATTATGCAGGAACTGCTAACAAATTAACTCAATCTACACCCTCTCAATTTTGGGTACAAAGATTTATTGATAAAGTTACTTTAACGATTTACCCAACACCAAATTCAACAGCAGCAAGTAATTTCTTGCATATTTATTTTACAAAAAGAATTCAAGATGCAGGCGTCTTTACGAATGCAACTGATGTTCCATATAGATTTGTCCCTTGTATGACAGCTGGGCTAGCATTTTATTTAGCACAAAAATTTGCTCCTCAAAGAACCCAGGAATTAAAGATGTTGTACGAAGATGAATTGGCAAGAGCTTTAAAAGAGGATGGATCAGCGTCTAGTACATACATTACACCTAAGACATACTATCCAGCATATACATAATGGGAGTTTTTTCTAAAGGGAAATATTCCTTAATGATTTCTGATCGTTCGGGACTAGCCTTCCCTTATAGGGAAATGGTTAGAGAATGGACAGGCATGTGGGTACACATGTCAGAATACGAACCCAAGCAACCACAATTATTTCCTAAACCTAGAGGAGCGGATCCGCAAGCATTAGAACATCCAAGAGCGGCAAGAACAGAATTTGCAACTCAAGATTTTTTACCTAATGATCCTTTTTCAACAGCGGGCACTACTACTTTAACTTTTAAATTTCCATTTGGTGGCTTAGAGGTTAATGACTATGTTAGATTTACAGAGGTTAAAGAACCGGTTGGTGGAGTTTCCATTGATAGATTACAATTACAAACAACTACCACTCCAAGTATTAACGCAACACAAGATACAATTGAATTAGCAGATGTCACAGGTTTTCCAACTTCTGGATACGTTATGATTTCTTCTCCAGATACTGATTCGACTTCTTCGACTTATGGTGTTATTCAAAATGAAGTTATTCAATATACTGGTATATCTACAAAAACTTTAACGGGTTGTACTCGAGGAACGAATGTTCCTTACCGAGGAGTTACTCCTCCTAATACGACAGCAGTGAGTCACGGTGCTTTGGCTAAATGTTATGGATCTTTTAAAATTGCTTCTAGAATAGAAACTACACCTACTTATGCAGGGACAGGCACTGTTAGTGAGTATAATAGCTTTACGTTGACTTTGCCATCAGCAGCCAGTACAACAGACACAGGCGGCGGGTTTAATTGTGTAATAAGCCCACTAAACAATTTTACTAGAGTATAAGGAGATAATATATGTCAGGAATAAGTGCAACAACTCTAAAAACAATGATTAAGAACTATACTGAAGTTGATGATACAGTTCTAACAGATGATATTTTAGAAAACATTATTTTAAATGCTCAACAAAGAATTATGTACGATGTGCCGATTGATGCAGATCGTAAACAACAAAGTGCCTCTTTAATTGTAGGCCAACAAACTTATAACTGTCCTGCGGGATGTTTATTTATTCGGGGAATCCAAGTTTATACCGCAACGGATGGGACTATTACTGGAGACAATACATGGCTCTTAAAAAGAGATCAAACATTTTTAAATGAATATGTTCCAGCTAATACTTCAACAGGAACACCTAAATATTATGCTCAGTTTGGAGGAGCTACAGGACTCTCAGATACGACTTCAGGTAAATTTATGGTAGCCCCAACACCTTCTGCTACCTTTGCTTTTCAGATTCATTACAATTTAATGCCTGCTACTTTAGAGGGAGAGGGCTATAATTATATTAGTTTAAACTTCCCACAAGGGCTTTTATACTGTTGTTTAGCGGAAACTTATGGCTTCTTAAAAGGTCCAACAGATATGTTGACACTTTACGAAAACAAGTATAAACAGGAAATAGAGAAATTTGCAGCAATGCAAATAGGACGTAGACGAAGAGATGACTATACGGATGGAACAGTTCGTATACCAATTGAGTCTCCGCCGCAATAACAAGGAGTAAATTATGGCTAATACATCAGCAGTTTGTACCTCATTTAAAGTAGAGCTTTTGAAAGGCGAACACAATTTCACAGCATCTACTGGTGATACATTCAAAATTGCATTGTACACAAGTTCTGCAACTCTTGGAGCCGCAACCACTGACTACGCAACAGGAAACGAAGTTACAAATACATCGGGAACCGCTTACACAGCCGGAGGAGCATCACTAACAAGTGTCACTCCAGTTGCGGACAGCACTACTGCAGTTTGTGATTTTGCGGACGTTTCGTGGACAAGTGCTTCATTTACTGCCAATGCGTGTTTAATTTACAACACAACAACTGGAACAGGATCAGGAACAACAGATTCGGTTTGTGCAGTTGCCTTTGGTGGAGATAAGACAGTTTCAAGCGGAACTTTCACAATTCAATTCCCAACAGCTGACGCTTCGGATGCTATCCTAAGAATAGCTTAAGGAGGACATCCTTATGGCTTCCGTTTGGGGTGGTGATGATCCCTCAGTAGCATGGGGTCAAAATTCTTGGCAATCAAATACTGTAATACCAACAATTACAGGATTAGGATTAACTGCGTCTTTAGGAACCGCAGTTGGTAATACCAATGTAGGTTGGGGTTCTGATAAATGGGGCGAAGGTGTCTGGGGTATAGACACACTTACAGTTATTCCAACAGGAGTTTCCGCGACTGCATTGTCGGGCCCAGTTCAATGGGGTGAAAATGCATGGGGTCATGGTGAATGGCAAGCGTTTACTATTAATTATGCAATCTCTGAAGTTTTAACAGGAGTTTCAGCAACTGCTTCTGTACCAACTCAATTAGATATACCCGAACAAATTACCGGAGTATCTGCAACAGCTTCTTTAGGTTCTTTATCTATTAATAATGGCGCCGATCATACACAAGGATTAGGCGGACAGGCAGCAACTGCTTCAGTTGGTTCATTTGGTTTTGCATGGATTGATTTTCCTAGTGGAGTTTCAGCGACAGCATCTATAGGAGAAATTACAGTTGCAAGCGTAGAATTAATTGATGTTACGGGAGTTTCTGCGACTGCTAGTGTAGGATCTATTTCACCTACAGAAATGACTATTGGCTTGACAGGAGTATCTGCAACAGCTAGTGTGGGCTCAATTAGTCCAACTGAAATGCAAATGGGACTAACCGGTGTGTCAGCAACTGCTTCTGTAGCTGATTTAACAACATCTAGTGGAGGCGGAATTTTTGGTTATGCGGATATTGACACAGGATCAAATGTGACGTATACAGACGTAACGGCACCATAGGAGAAAAAAAATAATGGCTTCGAGTTATAATAATTTAGGAATTGAACTTCAGGCAACTGGCGAAAACGCTGGTACATGGGGAACAAAAACAAATACAAACTTAGACTTAATCGCAGAAACATGGGGTTATCTTGCTATTGACGTGGCATCAGCTGACGTCACACTTGCTATGTCAAGTGGATCAAGCTCCAACGCAAGAAATTATATTTTAGAATTTACAGGAACTTTAGCAGCAAATAGAACCGTTAACGTTCCAGCACAAGCAGGTTCACCAGCAGCTAATATCGAAAAAGGTTATTTAATTGTTGATAAAACAAATAGAAGTGGTTCAGCTTATTCATTAACTTTTAAAGTTACTTCACAAACTGGAGTAGTTTTAAGAGCACTTCCTCAAGACAAATCAAGCGCACCAGTAACAACTTTCTGTTATCATAATGGTACAGATATTATAGACGCATCAAAAGATGTCGCAATTAGTTTTACGGATGGACAATATATTGCAGATAGTAGTGCCAATGAGTTAATTACTTTTGGTGTTACAAGCTCTGCAGTTAATCAAGTTAAAATTACCAATGCGGCAACTGGGGACGGTCCAATTGTTGCTGCTGATGGAGAAACAAATACCGATTTAAATATTAATCCTAAAGGATCTGGAGTACTAAAATCAGGATCAGCTGCAGTTAAAATTGCAGGAACAGAAACTATTTTTATTCCAGCACAAGCCATGTTTGGTACAACAACTAATGGAGCTGATGCACAAGCCGTTGAAACTACAGCAACTAGACCTGAAATGAAGGTTTTAGATTTTGATGCAGGTACAGCTGAGTATGCACAGTTTTCTATTGCAATGCCTAAGTCATGGAATTTAGGAACAGTTACATATCAAGTTTTTTGGAGTCCGAGTAATACAAACACAGGAAATGCTATTTTTGGTCTTCAAGGTCTAGCCTGTACTGAAGGCGATACAGCTGATGCAGTTTTTGGAACAGCGCAAGAAGTCACAGATGCTGGAATTGGAACTGTAGAAGATGTACAAATGAGTTCAGTTAGTTCTGCAATGACAATTGCCGGCTCTCCAGCTGACGATGATTATTGCTTTTTTCAACTTTACAGAGATGCAGCAGATGGTAGTGATACTTTTACTGGCGATGCACGAGTATTAGGAATTAAATTATTCTACACAACAGACGCTGCTAACGACGCATAGAAATTTTTAGGAGGAAAGTAATATGGCTTTTGGTTATCAAATATTAGGTTTCGGAAGTGGTGGAAGTGCTGGCCCTGTCGAGGTTGATTATTTAGTTATCGCTGGTGGCGGCGGCGGAAATTATGGCGGAGGTGGAGCTGGAGGTTATAGAACTTCATTTCCCGGAGGAACAAAACTTACTTTAAACGCTGGCGAATCAATACCTATTACAGTTGGAGATGGAGGTACAGTTGTTACACCATCAGCAACTACTACACCTGGAGCAGATTCAGTTTTCGCAACTACAGCTAGTCCCATTACCTCAAGTGGAGGCGGTGGATCTTGTCCAGCTGCAAATGTGCCTTTTGGTTGCCCTGCAATTCAAGGACAACCTGGTGGATCCGGAGGCGGTGGACCAGGTACAATTGGTGGCGGCGGTGGCGGCGGCATTGGTAACAAAGGAGGTTATACTCCTTCTGAAGGAAATCCTGGAGCAGCGGGTTATGGTTTTGCAGGACAAGCTTGTTCTGAAATGGGTGGCGGCGGCGGCGGTGCTGGCGGCGCTGGATCAGCGGGTATGGGTCCTTACGGGGCCGGTGGCGCTGGAGGAGTTGGAGCAGGTGTACCAACAACTTTTATATCCCCTTCATATGGAACACCCGGACCAAGTCCTACAGTAAGATATTTTGCTGGTGGCGGCGGAGGAAGAACTGTCGGTACAGCCCCTGGCGTACCTCAAGGAGGCTATGGTGGCGGCGGAAACGGCGACAGATATGGTGGCGGCGGTGGTTGTGGAGGAGCTTCTCCTTCTGGCGGACCGTACGATGGAACAGTTAATACTGGCGGAGGAAGTGGTGGAATGGATGGAGCTCCAGCTCCATTAGTACAAAGTGGGGGTCCTGGAATTGTTTTAGTAAATGGTCCTGCTGCAGCTAACTTTACAATAGCGCCAGGAACAAATACTGAAGTAACAAATCCAGATGGAACTAAAACTGCTGTTTTTACAGTTAGTGGAACCCTCCAACACGGTTAATTATGGCTTCTTTTGCAGAAATAGATTCAAACAATAAAGTATTAAGAGTAGTCGCTGCTTGCGACACTGATGTTGCTGCTTATGGTGGTGATCAATCAGAAAAAGCCGCTGAAAATTTTAAAAGAACTGCTCCCTTAAGTGTAAATGGAGTTAAATGGGTACAAACTTCTTCTACTTTTAGAGGACATCGTTGTAACATTGGAGACACGTTTGATGCAGCGTTAAATATATTTAAAGGAATCCAACCTTATCCCTCTTGGACTTTAAATACGACAACTGGTTTTTATGAAGCTCCTAAAGCGAAGCCAGAAGGTGCTATAGAGAGCAGATATTTTATCTGGGATGAGGACCTTCAAGATTGGAAACTCGATCCTAGCGTTGATATCAGCGTTTAATAGAAAAATCCCTTTTTCTAAGTCTAATATTTAAAACCACAGTAATTCTATTTTTATTCTTTGAAGTTTGAGGATTAATTCCATGTTGAAGAAATGCAGGAAAAAAACAAAAATCATCTTCTTCAGTCGCTATCTCCCATGTATTCCACGCCCATGAATTGGAAAGATGCTTGGAAGATAATATCTTAAGTAAATTGGGTCGCAACGCTGTAACATATTTCGCATAAGGTAAAGTATTTTCAAACTTAGTGGGAGTATGATGCTTCTTATCAAATTGTAGGTAATGAACCGCACTAAAATCTACTTCGGGATGGTTATGAGAAGCCATATAATGAGACTTAGATAAGCAAGTATAATTAACCACAGTAAAATCAAACTCCCAAGCAGTAGTAAGTTGCATATTCTTAAAAATATTTGTAATAACTTCTTTGTAAACAGGCAGAAGGGAATCAAACTTTACTTTATGATATCGTGGATTAGCAACATCGTCATGCGAATGATGCAGTACACTTTGTTTATCCCACTTATTCCGTGTTTTATTTAACTTGAAATTTTTTTCTATAGTGGAAACAATAGATTTTTTATCATAAGACTTGGGATCAAGTTTCGTCATGATAACAGGAGAACCAAATAAAGTATGGGCTACCATTTGTTTTTGGGACACGATGAATTTTTAAATCTAACTTTTAAAGGCATAATACATTTACAAATTTTACAGACTTTTATATGGGGTATTAAATATTTACATTTCATACAGATAGACATTCTTTTAACAATCTCTTGATGCTCTTTAGTCGGCACTATTTTAAAATTAAATCTTTTAATCTAATTCTTAGTCTTGCAACGGTATGAATATATTGTTCAATTATTTTACCTAGCGTTTCGTTATGTAATTCACATTTTTCTATTCTCTCTTTCATATCTCGATTCAAAGCCACTTCAGAATTTTTAACCATTCTTTCCATCATGACTTCGTTTTCTAAGTCTATAATTTTGAGTTCTAATCCCTTTATTTGTCTCAGCAAGTCTTTTGTTGTCTTTTCATCTTCGTTCATTTTTCTCCTATGGTTTTTTAAAGTCTGACGGTAATCCTAAATGAGGTCTTTTATCGTATAAATTTTTATCCGCACCAGGGGTTTCAGTATTATTATAGTGTAAAAAAACTTGTCCGCAATCTTTTCCATCAAAAGCCTCTCTCCAGTGTTCAAGCTCACAACCAGAATAAACAAGCATGTCTCCGGGATTAAGATTAACTTGTCTTCCTTTTGGAGCATCCGGTCTTATTGTATTTTTGCTTTCGTCTGTAACATTATTAGATCCTGTTGGATCAATAAAAATAGGCCAGTTATCTCCTCCTAAAAATAAAGTGGTGGATACTTCACAACTAAATCTATCTTTATGTCTATGTAAAATATCTCCTTTTTTATAAATCCTTGCATAAGAATAATTGGGTGCTAATTTGAATCCTGTTATTTTTGAAACCTTGGGAAGTAATTGTGTTAACAAAGTTTCCATAGCAATATCAGAGTAGTGGGAATAAGTGTTAATAACTTGAGGATCATTCCACGCTCCAAAATGCGTTGTAAAGGGAGAAATAAATCTCTCTTTAAACATTGTGCGAGCAACTTGTCTTTTTAATAAAAAATATTTGTATAAAAAATCACTTACTTCTGGTGAAATAGCATTTTTAACCACAACATATTTCTTTTTTTTAAATTTAGCGGTCATGTTATTTAAATGGATCTCCTATATTCCACATAACTAGAGAATGTCTTTTTCCTTTCACTACAGGGTGTACTTTATGATAAACAAAACTTGGAAAAACAACTATGGAACCTCTGGACATTATTTCTTTGCATTTATACAAGTTAACTTTTTTTGATTTACTGTTGTCATTTAAATGAAATTCTAATTCACCTCCTTGATAGTCTTCGGGATGTGATAAATTACAACTTACCGATAATTTTCTTACCTTACCATGTAAGGGTTGATTGGGTTTATGATAGGGTTCTTTAAAAGCATCACAATGAAAATCATAAAATTGACCTATTCCATATCTTGTAAACTGACACGGTTCAGCATTATCCAATTGAAAATTCCATCCTGCTTTAGTGTTCGCTTCTCTAACATAATGGAGAATTTCCCTATATATCCAAGGATCATCTAACCAAGAAATATTTGAATCTCTTACTTTTCTCAATTTTTCTAATTCTTTTTTTGTAATGGGATTTTTATTAAAGTCTCTCCCCTCTACTTGTACATCTCCTGTAAAAGCAATTTGACTAAATTTTTGTTCTCCATGTTTTATAACTTCGTCACAAAATCTAGGAGTCAATGCATTTTTAAAAAAATAGAAGTAATGTATTAAATTCATCTTTATATCTTTTTATGGCCTTTATAATAGAGTAAAGTAGTGGAGTCAATGCATATTATAGAAAGATTTTCTAAATACTTAACAGCCATCGAATATCCCAAAGGAAAAACCTCTTGGAATATTGGGGGTATATTAAAGAATAAAAACGCCTTTTATAAATTCGATGTCAGAGAAATGTTTCAGCTAAAAGATGGGACACCAGCTCAAACAGGAAGAACTCATACGCACGCAGATAAGATGGTTCTAGAGTTTACTGATAAGTGGGTGATTCTCGATGTTGCCGAACTTAATAAATATGTTATAAGTAATAAATTAAAAAAAGTTTATTTAGATAAAGTCATAGCAAACTTAGAATGGAATATAATACTATCGAAAGATTAAATGAAATTAGATTACATATATAGAAAGAAGCTCTTTTCTTTGGAAGCAGTTAAAAAAATAAATAAAATTATAAAGAAAAACTATGATCCCTCAGCGACCGATGTGCCCGCCAAAGAAAGGATTAAAACAGCGGAGGTAAAAGTAGTTCCCTTTGGACCTTTAAAAAAAGAATTAAAGTCTTTAATTGATTTAATAAAAATATCGAACCAGAAATTTTTCGGTTTTGATTTGTATGAAGTCTTAGATAATCAATTGCTTAATTGGAATATATATAAAAAAACAAATGAAGTTGGATATGATTGGCATTGTGATAGAAGTAAGGACCATGCCTCTGATATTAAATTAACTGTGATTTTAAATTTGTCTGAAAAAAAACATGAAGGCGGACAGTTTTATTTAAACGAGTGTGGTGTGATCAATGAGATTTCAGAAGCCGGGGATGTATTAATTTTTAAAGCCTTTATGCCACATAAGGTAGACAAGATTACCTACGGTGAAAGAACTACTTTAAGTTTCTGGTTAGAAGGACCTTGTTTTAAATAATGCCCTATATAAAAGAAAGTAAAAATTTTTTATCAAAAGAAAATATTGAATTTATTGAGAAGGTTATTTTGAGTCCTACTCTTCCCTATTATCTTGTTTCCTATAAAGAGGACACACGTATAGATAATGATAGTGTAACGTTTGGGCATTTAGTTCAGAATAGATTAGAATCAGAGTCTCCGCAAACGGCAGTAAAATCCCCTAATACTTATAATCAAACGGTAGATATATTAAATAATTTTTTAAAATCTATTAATCAGAAATGTTATTTCTTTACTCGTATCGTTTATAACTTAACCATTCATAATAAAAAGGAGGAGAAGTTTATTCATACGGACCACGATTATAAACATAAACAAATTATTATATATTTAAATAACAGTGATCCATTATCAAAGACTTGCATCTTAGATGAAAAGCATAAACTCATCAAAGAAATCACCCCTAAGAAATACACGGGCGTTTGCTTTGAGAACTTACCTCACTATCAGGTTCTTCCTAGATATGATTATAGAGCTGTTTTAGTGGCTACTTTTATTTAATGAAACATTTATCCACTATTCCTATATGTTCCAATGCCTTATTTACTTATAGGCTAGATATAAAAGACAACTTAGTTTTAAAATTCAAAGAAGAAAAATTTAAACCTATATCCGATGCATCTAGTTTAGTAAGTAAAGATTTAAATATTTTAAAAAAGTATAGAGAACTTAATAAAGAAATTAATAAGGCAGTCGATGCAACCCTTCAAGAAATACTCATGTTAAAAAATATTAACTACCGAATATTTAGTTCGTGGCTCACTAAAGTCGAGCCGAAAGGCTATGGTGATTCCCATAGGCATAGTAATTCCTGGTTGAGTGGAATTTATTATCCTAAAGGTGATCCCGGCTTTAGTGTTAAATTTTTTCTTGATAATAAGAGTCAATTTTTTACTGATCCAATAGAATACAATATATTTAACTCAAGTCATTGGACGGTCCCTGCGGAGGATAACCTTTTAATTTTATTTTTTAGTCAGTTAAGACACCAGATTATGCCAAATCAGTCTACCGAAGATAGGTTTTCTTTAGCGTTTAATTTATTACCTAAAGGAGAGTTTGGTAAAAGTGATTCCAGAATAATATTTTAACCCTTTATTTAAATAATTTGTGGCCAAACCACCCCTAGCTTTTGATTGATCTTCCTATAATCATATAGTATATAAGTCATAAAGAAGACAACTATGCTACAAAAAATAGGCTTTTTACCAGGATTCAACAAACAAGTTACCCCCACAGGAGGAGAATTCCAATGGCAGGGCGGAGAAAATGTACGCTTTAGATATGGAACCCCTGAAAAAATTGGAGGTTGGGAACAACTAGGTGATGATACATTAGTAGGAGCAGCACGTGCTCAACACCACATTATAAATAATGCGGGTACCAAATATGCTATTATCGGAACAAACAGAATTTTATATGCCTATAGTGGAGGAGCCTTCTACGATATTCATCCGATTAAATCGACAACAGCTGAAACAAGTGCTTTTACTACCACGAATGGATCACCCACTGTTACCATTACCACTTCAACCAATTTAGGATTAAGTCAAGGAGATATTGTTCTTTTCAGTGGTTTCTCCACCATTACTGATTCAAATTATGATGCGGACGATTTCAATGATAAAAAATTTATGGTGCAAACCGTTCCTACTTCTACGACGTTTACCATTACAATGGATGCCAATGAAGGAGGATCAGGAGCAACAACTTCTGGGGGAATTACAATCAAAGTATATTATCCTGTGGGTCCTGTGCAACAAGCCGCAGGTCATGGATGGGGTACAGGACAAT